TCTACAAACTCATTATTAGCATTAACACCCTGCAAAGTAAATGCAGGAAACTTCTCACCTACCCCAATCATGATACGTCAAACTCCTCTGAGACTTCCTCAGGTGTTTCACCACCAGAATCGTTTAGTCTTCTTAATAGTTCTAACTGCGCATCAGCAGTTGGTCTTGGAAGAACATCATCCATTGACTTTATAGTAGTCACTAAATCTTTCTCCCAGTCCTCAAGTTCTCTTGGTTTACACTTAAGAACTTGTAATTGATACTCGACATTAAACACTTGTGGGCCAGTCTTCTTTCTTTTGAAATGAATGTCGTAGCCTGTAACTGGATCGGTTGGGTCTCCCAACTCTTCCATAGCTACTAGTACTTGGTCGAATAGTTTTCTTTTGAGATTAAGAACTTTAACAGTTTTATCAGCGTAATCTATACACTGAACGGCATAAGACCATCCACATTTAAGGTCTGGATAATAGTCGCGAACATGGTCATGTTCTTTGTTGTTAAAGGTTTCAGAATCTCTATCAAATGATAAACACTCCATAGGAATGTTTTTGCCATTTTCTCCTTTAATCCAATAGACGTATCTAGGTAATAAGTCACCAACAAGTCTTACATGATGGTCTTCTTTACCTGCATAGTTATAGGTTTCGATTTTTTCTTTTTGGGCTGAGCCCTTGGTTTGGTTGAATCCAATTGCCATTTTATTTCTCCATTGTCTCCTCAAACATAAAGTGTACCCTTCCATCTTTTAGTTCAAGCAGTCTGTTATTATTTATAATTCCTTCCGATATCGGTGACATCAAAAAGTCTAGTGTGGTGTCTTTTGTATTGACATATTCGTGATAGTTGCGGAAGGATGCGACACCTGCATACTCCACAACCTCTCTATCACTAAATGCCCGTCCGCGTTCTAACAAATCTTGTGGGTTTAAGATATAACTAGAACCGCCGAACTTATACTTGTAAAACTTAAAAGTTTTATCGTAGTAATTTTTTGGTTGAATCTTGTAAGTAATGATACGAAGAATCTGAATGATGTGACCAACATTCCCTTTGCTTATTCTCATTATCTTATTCCAGTCAAATAGTAACATATATTATAACACTTTCCTGAGTTCTTGTCAAGAACTATTTTTGACCTGCTCTTGATTTTTCCCATCAGCAAGTTTTTTAGCGTATTCAGGGTCTATAGTTGCATGAACATCTGCTGCAGCCATCTGCACTAAGTTGCCTTGGAATGTGTAAGTTCCAGTATGTAATAGTTCAACCATGGGTAGTGACCAAACATCTATCCCTATTTTCCTTACATTTTCACAGAACATATAATCTTCACTCAGATATCTATTCTGTTCGTTGATTATACAGTCAAAGTATGCCATGATTTGCTCTCCTGGCTTAAAGTCTCCTTCCCTAAGGTGGTCTGGAGTGTACTTGTACTGAGGATATGCTTCTTCATATTCTTCAAAAACACTTCTTTCTATAATCATAAATCCAGTTCCAGCTTCTCTAACCTTTACAGGTTCAAATACTGGTGCTTGTCCAGTTGGATAAGCTTCATGGTCTGGATTAAATACCATATCTCCAGCAATCAAAGATAATCTTGATGGGTCATCGTCATACAGTCCGCTTTTCGCAGCCATCATAACTTTTTCCCAAGCAATAGTTTTCTTTGGGTACAAACCTGTAAATATTCTTAAAGGTTCGTCTGTATCTTTTGCTTCAGCAATTAAATGTAACATATACATTACATCCATTGCTTTCCAAGATATATCACTATCAATAAAAAATAAATGTGTTGCGTCTGACTTTAAAAAGTTTGCCACACAATAATTTCTAGCTCTAGTAACTAAGGATTCATTAAATAAATAATAAATCTGTGATTGTACACCATGATTCATAAATACTGCTGTCATATCCATCAAACATTTAGTATACAGTCCTGTACACATACCTCCATACATTGGAGTAGCAATATAAGGTTTCATTTCCCTAATCTTTTCTATGTTCAGTTCTATTTTTCTTCCACCTTCTTCGGTCATAATATGTTTACCTCATAATCTTGTTTTATGTAGTAGCCCATTCTAGCGTTAGCTTGACGAGCTGCTGTCTTTCCTTTGAGATGAATATCGATAACAACAGGTTGTTGTTTACCTTTTTTATCTCGTATTACTCTACCAATAAGCTGCGTGAGTAAAGGCTCATTATTTATTGGTGTACCTAATACTAAACAACTCAATTCATTTAATGATATGCCTTCCGAAAAAATTGACTGTGTACCAAACAGAATATTCTTATCTTTCTTAATCATATTCATAGTATCTTCTCTTTCTTCAAAACCCATATCTCCTGTTATATGTACTGCTTTATCTCCACAAAGTATAGCACACGCTTTTAAAAAAGCGACTCTATCTGATACTACTAATACCTTGTGTCCTTCTGCAGCATATTTTGCAGCAATCATACTCACACTATGGACATATTCTTCATTTGTTGCCAAATGATTTATGCGTTCTGCCCAAGGAGTATAAGCGCCATCTAAAAATCTTATATCAGACTGAACAATATCAATCCTAGGTATAAGATAGTTTTCTTTTGGTGGTTTAAATACATTGTTTCCAAAGTAATCTCTAAACACCACATGACGTCCATCTTTTCGTTCCAATGTTCCTGTCAAACCAACCTTATAACGAGCAGGCATTTCGTCTACTATTCGTGTAAAAGTTGGACTACTAACGTGATGCATTTCATCTAAAATCACAGTTCCAAAAACTTGTTTTATGTCGTCCATTTTTCTGTATAAACTCTGAATATTCCCGACCACGATAGGAGCATCAATTTTGAAGTCTCCACTACCTATCCTGCCTGCTTGTATTCCAAAGCATTTTTGTACTTCTTTTTCCCACTGATTTCTTAAGTTAGTTGTGTGGGTAACAACTAATGTTTTCTGACCAAGCTTCGCTGCGATAGCTAAACCTGTAAATGTCTTTCCCCAACTTACCCATGCGTTAATTATAGCATTGTCATTTACCTCGTCATGTACTCGTTTCTGGCTTGGTCGTAATTCAAACTTAAACTTTTCATGTTCGACTGGCGATGTTACACGCTTATCGATTATCTCGTAATCGGATGGGATTAAATCCTCTCTTCCGATAGGTATAGAAACCAACCCCTCGCGAATAAATCGTATTGTTTTGAATACGATAGGTGGGTCTGACGGCATGCGAGGGGCTAGTGTATAAGTCAACTCCTTTTCGATTTTATTATGCGTTTCTGTATTTACTTCTAAATATATTCTGTTACTTAGAACTGCTTTCATTTACCCTATTCCTTAAACCTCTACTAGAAAAAGAGTGTTTTCTATTTGTGTAATGTACAGGTATATCTAGTTCTTGTCCTGTAAAATATTTTTCTCTATAATCGTCACCTACAAATCTAACATCTATTTTAGTTGATAGTAACAGGTCGATTAAACTTTGTTCTGTGTCATACGGTATTATTTCATCTATATACTTTACCGCATTTAATTGTGTAAATCTTTCATAGACTGATTGTACAGGTTGATTTTTCTCTTGTCTATCAATGCTTGGGTCAGTCTGCAACCCAACTATTAAGTAATCACAATTAGCTTTCGCTTCTTTTAGCATTACAATATGTCCTGCGTGTAGCAAATCAAATGCTCCACAAGTAAATCCTATCATTCTTTTTCTATTTCCTGCATATGTAATATATCTTGTTCTACCCAAGGATTACTATATTTAGGTACATTATTATTCCAAGGACTAGACCATCCAATTTTTGAGTTTCTATTTCTTACATGAGCGGGCAATCTATGTCCACAAACTTCTCTTAGAAGATATTTTTGAATCATCCAACGTTTTCCAAACTTTTCATTGTGTGCTAGTTTCCATTTACCAGCGATAGCAAATACATATTTTACAAAGTTTTGTCCAAGAAATACAGGTCTTGACTCTAAGCCAAACATTCCACAAGTTTGGTCTGTTGCTAATATATTTTGTTCGGAAGTACAAAACATATCTATAAATAAAGAATTGTTTATAAAGTCATCTCCATAACATTTTGGTATGTCTGGATTAATTTTTATAGACCAATCTGTATACTTCTTGTCTAATCTTTTATCATGATGTGTATAACCACCAAACATCTCATCTGCACTATCTCCTGTAAGTATAACCTTACATCCTTTAGCTTTAGCAGCCTGACATAAGGCATATCGAGGAGCTCTTCTGTTATGGTCTGACCATGCAAAATGAGTATTATTCATCCACATTCTACCGTAGTGTTCTACATAATTATAAGGCAGAGTTACTACATTAATAGGTATATTCCATTCTTTGCAAGTTTGTATTGCCATTTTAGATTCGTCTCTCATACCTTGAAAGTCAAACTCAGTTTTTTCTTGACCATATGCACAAGTAAATACTTCTAAGTCTATATCCATATCTTTAACTACAGATAAAACCATTGTACTATCTAATCCACCACTTAAAAATAATCCTGTTTTTTGTTTACTTTGTGCAAGTTTTCTAATATTATTTACTAATCTTTCTTCAAAATCTTTAGGAACTTGCGGATAGAATGTTTGCATCAAATGAATATCCCATAAGTTTTTTGACTTCATTAGTTTTTTTGTAGCAAAATTATACTTAAATATTTCTCCAGGCATTACCTTTATAATATCTTTATATGGTGACTCTCTTTTAAACCATTGTTTTTGCCTCTTGTACTGTTGAGTATGAGAGTGATTATATTTCTTTTTAGTAAAACTTTTCAAACTTGTAGAAATAGTAATATCTTCGCCCTTTTTATATATCCATAAAGGTTTAGCACCAAAATGGTCTCTTACTGCGGTAAGCTCTCTTGTTTCCGTATTATAATGTACGAATGAGCCATGCCAATCAGTAGAAGATAAAAATCTCAGTCCATATGTTTCAAATCCATTTGCTAAAAATAGCGTATCATTATCAACATTAGAATCATATGCTTCACCATTAAATACAAACATATTATTATTTTTTGTTTGTACTGGTTGCCAGCCTTGTACTCCTCTTATATCAAGCAAGGCGTGACCCATAGCAATATCCTTATTTCTAGCATATCTACACCCGTCAGGGCCTCGGAAAGCCTGTCTTTCTGTCATATTCTGTATATTATCTATATCAGTTGTTACTACAAATCCACACATTATTCTACTACTTTATATCCCATAATTGAATCTACTTCTAAATCTTCCCATTTTTGAAACTCCACATCATAGCATATAAGTTTATCCCCATTCTGTTTCCTTATATGAATGGGTATATCACAGTGCAAGTCAGAAAGAGTATATTCTCTATCATATACATTATTAGATTTCAGACTTTGAAATGTAATTAATACTATGTGGTTTTCTAGTTTTTGTTTTAGTTTCTCGATATCCATTTTTTATACCTTCTTTTGTCATACTTGTTGTGTGTTCTATTACATATAGAACAGACAGTATATTTATATCTATTCCCTTTTATGAGCTCTTGTCTCATTTCATTTAGTACTGGATGATTATTCCAGACTTCAAAGAAGTTATCTTCTTTAATATTTCCAAAAATATTTGTATCTGTCCAATCATTACTGCACAGACTTATATCTCCTGTCCAATGTATCCACGCTTTAGTCATGGGTAAAATACACGGCTCTTTTAAAGTTTTATCACTTGCTATAACATTATTATATATGTCATTTCTATTCTGAACTTGCAAAGGAGTTACTTCCCATTCTTCGGGTTCAACAGTTTGATCCCAATACCTATGTTCTTTTGCTGGAAGTATTGCTTTTCTTCTTTCCATTTCTTCTTCACTTTCATAAGTATTTATTACTGCTTTATCAAATAATGCAAACCAGTGCTTTCTTTTATCAAACTTATACCCATTAGTTAATATTCTAGTTTTATATAATCTCCAAGGAGTATGCAGTCTGTTTACCATATCTTCTGCACGAGGGTGTAAACTATTTTCTCCTCTACCACTCCAACATATCCAACCATTATATTTAATTTTATCTAAATAAGTAATAAAGTTATCAAATACTTCATAAGGCATATGTTCATTAATATTTGGATATCCTTTAGACCTTGGGCAATAATTACAAGTCTTATTGCAGAGTCCTGTTACATCTATATTAATTAACCAGAGAGCTTGCGCCATGCTTTTAGATTTTCCTCCATGTGTCTTTCTTTTTATCCTCGCAATATTCCCATATTTTCCATGGAATACCTTGTTTATATAATACTCCTGCCCAACTAGACCCCGCTATTGGTGGTCTACTCTCAATAAATGGAAAAGGACAATCCTTTAACCAAATTACTGATGCAATATCTTTCTTCTCAACTTTTCTTATTTTAAGATATTTTAATTGAGCTGTTGTTGTTTTTTCATCATACCAATAAACTCCATTGGTATCTATAAAATGCTTTCCCCTATGCTTCATCATTCCTACTTCGTCATCTATTTGATAACGCAAAGGATATATACTTTTCATTGGTGTTTGCAGCCTTCTTATTCCTATACTACTACCATCCATATTTTTATCATCTACTACTTGGTCACCAATAATAACCAGTCCATCTATTTCTTCTGGCTCTTCATTTATGACGTAAATAGGGAATCTAATTTTTTGCATATTTCCTCATAAGTTTCATCAAAAATACTTATCTTTAATATTTTTCTCGGTTTATCATACACTACAGCTCTATGTCTTTTAGTAGTATCAATAACTGCCATTCTATACTGAAACTTTTGGGCTTTTTCTCCTATTTCAATATGCCCTGCACTTTCTAAATCATCATTTAGTAAGTAATTTATAGCACATTTAGTGTCCCAGTCAGTATGCCAAGGTATAGTTTCAGTTAACTTTATTATTTTCATATTCCATCTACCGTTAAACTGAACTGGAGGTATTCTAGTAAAAGTATACCCCTCTATAGTTTCTTTACCGTGATGTTTATATTGCTTCCATTTATAATTATAACTTGTTATACTCATCCCATCTCTCTAATACTTTATCAAAAGGTTCATCAAAACTTAATACTAAATCTCGTCTCTGTGTTCTTGTTATAGTTTTTAAACTATTCATATCTACTAATAGTGGTTTAGCAGTCTTTACCTCTAGTGCAATACTTCCTTCATTGTTTGAGCCTACTATTTTATGTCTAGATTCTTTATTTATATTCGTAATATTCCAAATGATTCCAGTCTGACCCAATACAGGATATTTAGCATAAAAGTCTTCCGCCATAACTTTTACAAAGAAAAGTCTACAATGCATCTTTTTAGAAAAAGGAACTTTATATTGTGCTATTGCGTCTAAATACTTTTGGGTAACGTCTGTATGCCATATATTACTATCAGCCTTTGCGTAATTATTTAGGTCTACTTCCCATTGAAAGTTTTTGCCTTCTCTAATTTCTTTTACCCAATACTCTTTATCAATCGGATAACTTATTGTTTTCCATAGTTTGTCTAATTTCATATTCTCTTCACTTGTCTTTCCAAGACCAACCCTCTTCAATAGATGATTGTACTCCTTGAATAAAATCTCTATCTTCTTCTGATAATATTGACCAAAACTTACTAACATCTAGTGTTTGATCGTATACTTCGTCAGGATTCTTCAAATGAAAATCCTCGTTCATAAGCATCTCTATTTTGTCTAGTCTAATCTGTATTTTTTCTTTAAGATTCTTCATAAACAAACACCCAATTTTTTCTACCCGCTGGGTCAATATTAGTTCCTATTTCTCTACATCCAAAGTCGAGAAAGACTTGTCTGCCCTTCTCATATGTAATCTCTAGCATCATGTTAGGACTACCTAAATTATTTTTGCAAAACTCACGCCCTGTTGTTAAGTCATAAGTTGATGCACCCCCTTTGTAAGCATCTTCCCATGCTTGTCTACGAAATGCGGGATAACGATACTCTGTACCATCATCTCCTGTAAATACTTTATTTGTGCACAAAGCATTAACGCCTATCATTAGTTGTGGCTCTATACCTAGAACTGTATCATATGACATCATATAATATTGATTTTTATCATAATGTGCTTCTAAGTCTTGATAACAGACCTGATTTCTTACTATAAATCCTTGTATTCTCAACTGTATGACTCTATAAAGTTCATCAGTTGTTAATTCTTCATAAGGTTTAACTATCGTAACTATTGACATAATTAACACTCTCCTGTACTCTTAGTTTAGCTTGTTTAGCTGTTTGTTCTGAAAACCATCTTTCGGCACACTTTTTACATCTACCACACATTTTTAAATCATCTGTAGGATTATTACAAGTAAATATTAAATCATATAACTCTTTGTTACTTCTTACAAGTAATGATATTATTTCTGCTTTTGTCATCCACTCAAAAGGAAATATATTGACAGGTAGATTCATAACTGAGTTTAAAGATACTTGTGTAACTTCTAAAACATCTTCGGCATCTACTGCTAGTATTCTGTTAGGATATCTTAATTGTACTCTTTGTCTAAAACTATCTTCTGCACTAGAACCCCATACTATATTTTTTACTCTCATCTTGTTTCCTTTTATGAGTTGTAATATAGCTGATTGATACTGATATACAGCAAAGAGTCCTGGATTATCTTTAGGAATATCACATACAGTTGTAACTAAAGGAACTCCTAATAACTCACATTGTTTTTCAGCAGCTTGTTTAGATGCTTCAAATATTTTCTTAGGGTCTGACTTATCTGCTAAGTGTAGACCTACAACTTTCATACCTTTATTTACTGCATACAATAAAGCAGCAGTAGATTCAGTGCCACCACTTACGCATACTACAGTATCTTTATTTTTCATAATATTCAAAATCTTTTCTCCACCACTCTTTTACAAAGTTTTCTGCTTTCTCTGACCATATACACTCTTGTGTAGGAGATACATTATCTACTCTTTCAGGAAGATTCAACCACTTCCATATAGTTCCTTCTTCTAGTTTAAATACTTTTACTTCTTCTCTTATCCAAGTCCATTGAGGTAAAAACAAAATCTCTATTTCACTATTATGGGCATGAGTTCTATCTAGGTATATATCTATATTATCAAACAGTCTCCAAAACTGACCTTTTGGTAAGTATTGAGAAGCTCTTTCTGTCCACTCTGAGAACTCCGTATTTACTAGCTCCAGCTTACACAAGTGCTTATAAACACTTTCCCATCTTGCCATAGGGTATCTAATTTGAGTTATATATTGATAGTCAGGATAGAAAGGTTTATATCTATCATAAGTAGCGTGCATATTATTTACTTCTACCCACTCTGCTTCATTTGTCTTCCATTTTGAAACTGATTTTAAACCAGGAGTCCATGTTTTCATTGCTATTTTCTTATCTTTAGGTAAGCGGTATCGCTTATAAGCTCTAGTTACAGAGCTACCACCACACTTTGGTATATGTATAAATATTATTTTATCGTTTTCAAATATCATATCCAAACTGCTTAAAATCTCTTTCGTAGTATCTAGTAAACATACTCTGTGCTTCATCAGACCAGGTTACTTCTTTTCTATTACGTCCTACATTTCTTTTTCTTTCTTTTATACCTAGTCGTTTCCATATAGTTTCTTCTTCTAATTTATGAACTTCAACTTCTCTATCAATCCAATACCACATAGGTTTACCCATTATCATATATAAGGACTTTAATTCATCCTTACCCTTTCTATCAAAGTATTTATTCATATTTACAGCACCTTGACACTGTACTATTATTGTTTTTATAGTCCAATTATTAAAATCATATTCAAACTCTTTGTGTCTTTTTAAGTGCCAATACATACTTTCCCATCTATCATAAGGATTTCTTACTTGAGTTATAAACTTGTTATACCCTCTATATTTGTACCAATCTGCACACTGACCAAACTGATTATGAAAACAGTTTTGTGTTATACTTCTACCCCCAGTCTTTGGAATATGTATAAATACAAAATCTCCAACTATTTTACCTGCTAACGCTTCTTTACGTCGCTCTACCCTAGACAAGTCCATATAACTTTTCAAACTTACCAAGAGAGTAGTCGTCTGCAACATCAAAGTCACAACCAACTGGAGCGCCAGGTATTGACAGTCCTCTATCCTTTTGGATAAACTCTTTCAGTTTCTTACTATATAGTTCTACTTCATCTTCGGGCACTTCTGCTAAAATGGAGTCATGCACTAGAGCAAAGATCTTTGCTTTCATACCAGTCTTGCGAATATACTTCTGAGTATCGATTGCACCAAGCAGATTGATGTCGGATGATACAGACTGTACTAGTGCATTTACTCCTGACCTTACTTCGTGAGCAGCGATTCCCTTGTCTTGTGAAAAGACATTTGGTAATCTTCTCTTTCTTCCGAAATGAGAATAAATAAAACCATTAGCTTGAATAAACTTCTGCATATTATTTAACCACTCTCGCAGTTTGGGAAACGCTTCAAAGTAGTCTTTGATAACCAATTGAGCGTCTTGCATAGTAAACTCACTACCACTATCTTTAGTAACTTGTTCACTAATCTTTTTCGGGCCTGCTCCATACATAATACCAAATGTAACAGCTTTAGCTTGTTGTCGTTTGTCTCCGTAGAGTTCTGCGACTTCTTCAACTTCACATGGAAGTTTGAATACTTGCTTAGCAATTGTACTATGGAAGTTTCCTCCAGACTTAAACACATTCATCAGACCTTTATCATTTGCTAACACAGCTGCACAATATACTTCTGCAGTAGTTAAGTCCATGGCAACTATTTTATGACCCGCCTTTGCCTTGATACAACCCTTAACTGTGGGATTGTCTCGCGGAAGCTGTTGCATATTTAGTTTACCACTACTAGATAGTCGGCCTGATGTAGTACCGTGAAGGTTGAAACCAGTGCGCAGTCTGCCATCTCTATCGAGATTCGGTATAATTTTATCAAGATATGTATTCTTAATTTTAACCTTTTGTCTGATTTCTAAAATGTGTTTAGGTACTTCGTGTTCTTCGGCAAGTTGCCCAAGAACTTCTGCGTCTGTGCTATGAGCACCAGTACCCGTTTTCTTACCCGTTGGGGCTAAGCCTATGTAATCAAATAGTAACTCACGAAGTTGTACTGTACTATTTGGATTAAACATACCTCCTTTGGCTTTTTGATATGCTCTAACCTCAGGGAACGATTCAAGAGCAGCTACAGCTGCATCAATATCTTCCTGCATCCTTTTCTGTCCAAACTCTAGTCGAGCAAGGTCAAAAGGAACACCGTTAGATTCTACATCTTTAAGGAATCTTACTCCTTCAATAAGAAGATTTTTATATACCCAGTATAATTTATCATTTTTCAATATTGCTGCTTCAAACTTTTCAAATAACAAGAAGGTAACTACGGCATCCATTGCAGCATAGTATTTCATTGTTTCAAATGGAATCATAGAATAACTAAAGTCTGCTTTTAATATTCCTGTTTTCTTCTTGTACTCTTGTATATAGTTATCAAGTTCTGCCTCATAGTCTCCGTATGGAGTATGATTCATGGCTAGTTGTTTTAGTCCATGTGTTCCTGGGTTTTCGTCAAACATATAGTGCATTAGCATTGTGTCTTCAAAGTTTGGGAACTTAAAGTTGAAATGATACTCAAACCATTGTAAATCAAACTTACTGTTATGAAATACAACTCGTTTCTTATCAAATAATTCTTGCATCATTTGTTCTGCTTTATCATCTATACATTCTGTGTCTACATAGACACCATGTTCTTTTTTGTATGACATAGAGAAACCAAGCATATAACCATCACGGCAATATAATGCTGATGTCTCAGAGTCAAGTGCTATATAATTGTTTGGGTGGTCTAACGCTTCTTGCAAATACTTATGCAGTTCTTCACTCTCTTGTATACCATATACTTGGTTTTCGCCTAGCGTCATTTGTTTTAAATCTCCGCTTATGTACCCCGATATACTCTCAATTGCTTCCTCGAACGACTTCTTTGCTTCTGGTCTGAACTTTATCATAGCAGGGTTAATTAAACCTAAAAACTTATCATCAACAATTTTTCCATTGTACTCTGTTATTGATGTCTTTCTTGTAAAGTTTTTGAAAGGCTCTGAACCTACTAGAATGAGCCAATCGTACGAGTCGATATCGATTTCAATATCAACATCTCTTTTTAATATTTTCTGTTTTGAACTATCTGAACACAGGGCATACCTGTCATAGTCAAAATCAAAGTACTTATCATAATTAGTACTTGTCATTGTTTTTTCTATTATTGCTACGTTAGCCATATAATTTTTCCTTTAATCTTTCTATTTCTGCTTTTGTTAAATTGCCAGGGTCTATATTATCTCTTAGTTTTACTACTCTAGCACTCATTTCTAATTGTTCTGCTAAACTTTTTGCTTGTTCAGCAGCTTGTCTACCCGCCTCATCCCCGTCAAACATAATATCTAAACCTTGAACGCCTTGTAGCTTTAGTAGACTTAGTTTGACCCAATTCACTTGTTGTGTACCAAATGTGCACACTGTATTTTTGAGACCTTTGTCCCAAAGGTTAAGAGCATCAAAGATACCCTCCACCAATATAACTCTGTTTTGAAAAGGTTTTACTTTTGCAGGGCAAAAGGGCATTTCTGCCCCATTGGGATAGATATAGTACTTATTTATTCCTATATCATTTATTGCTCTGCCGATAAGTGCAACTGTTTTTCCTGTGATGTCACGAATAGGGAAGATGATGCGGTTCTCAAACTTGGGAACATTCCAAGTAAAAGCATCCCATATGGCTAAGGTATCTTCGCTTATATTACGAAAACCGCCACCTTTCCATGCTAGTCTATCTTTTGGGAGTGATATACCAACGGTTTCTGACCTGACTTTTTGTATTCTTTCTTTGATTCTGTGCGCTCTAACTTCTAATGGAGAAGCTGGTGCACCATAATATGTAAATAGGTTTCCTTTGAAACCACAGGAAAAACAGTGAAATATCCCTGTAATTCTATCGACGCGCATTGAAGGGTTACTATCATCATGCTCAGGATTTAGACAATGAATCTTCGCATCCTTTCCCGAGATGTGGTATTCAATGTGTTTCTGTTGTAAAAGTTCTTCTGCCGTCATTATTGTATATATTATAACCGATTTTCGGTTGTGTGTCAAGAACTATTTTAGGATATTCTTCTTGTGCTTCCATGGTAGTTCGTCACCTAGCCTTTCATACTCTCTAAACTTTGGGTCGTCCTCATAATACATAGACTTCCATACTAACTCTGCCATTTGAAACCAAACAGCAACAGCTTTATC